CCGACTACGAGGTCGACCAGGACGCGTTCCCGGCGACCCTGACGCTCGACACCGCGACGACCTCGAAGGTCGTCGTCGTCTACTGGGGAGGCGTCGCTCCTGGCGGCGTGATCGAGCCCACGATCCGCTCGGCCCTCCTGGCCTATGTGAACCACCAGTTTGAGAACCGCGGCGTCCTCAACACCGAAGGCGGCGGCGAGCTGCCCCAGGCCTTCGAGACGCTCCTCGCGGCCAGCTCGTGGAACGGAGGCTGGTAATGGCACGAGCTGCCGGCCGCTATCGCGAGGTCTTCGTCCTGGAGCGACCTGTCCGCACGCGGAACGCGGCCGGCGGGACCGTCGAGACCTGGGAGACGGTCGCGACGATCTTCGGTTCCTACGAGGCCACGTCCTATAACGAGCAGGCCCGACGCGGGCAGGTCGGCGGCGGGATCTCGGCCACGGTCTACACGCGTTACCGCTCCGGGCTGGCAGGTGACCAGCGGCTCCGATGGCTCGCCCGCGGCGGCAGGCTGCTCTATATCTCGGCCGTCGTCGAGCAGGGGAACCGCGAGGACCTGGAGCTGACCGTCGAGGAGCAGGTCGCATGATCTCTATTTCGTGGAGCGACATGGGCGGCCAGATCGGTGAGCTGATGAAGCGATACGACGAGCTGCCGCGAAGTGTCGCGAAGAAACACCTACAGGCCGCCATGAAGCGGGCCGGGAAGGATGCCGTCAAGATCCTGAAGGCCAACACGCCGAAGGGCGGCGGCCGCCGCGTGAAGGCTGCCGTCGTTCGCGGCGAGCTGAAGGAGAACTACAAGCGACGTGGCGGATCGCTCCGAAAGGCTGCGACGTTCACCGCGAAATACATCGGCCGGAATAAGGACGGCAGCGTGATCGGAGTCGTCGGCTACAAGTACGGTTTCGAGTCGCGAAAAGCGATCTGGCTGGAGTTCGGTACGAGTCGCGGGATCGAGCCGCGAAAGATCATCGATAAAACGCTCGCGGCCTCACGATCGGTCGTCCTCGCCAAGCTAGAGGTCGAAATGGCTGCGGCCCTCGACAAGGCCGTCGCCGAGGCAAACTCGCCTATGCGACCAGGCATGTCGAAACGCGGTCTCGCTGCCGGCGTCGCCCCACGATAGGAACAACCAGTGCCTACCCCGCACGTCTGGCTAAAGGAAGCGATCGAGAACGCCACGTCGGCCACGGCCTGGCCGGTCGGCATGACCGGCACCCAGTCGCCTCCCTTCACTATCTACGCTCGCGAGGCGACGAGCCGCGAGCAGGTCCTCGCCGACACGTTCGACGACACCCCGGCCGCCGACCAGGTGAACCCGGTCGCCCGGTTCCTGGTGGCGGTCTACGCCGACGACTACGTCCAGGCCTGGACGCTCGCCGGGCAGATCACCGCGGCGATCCACAAGTTCGCCGGCACCGCCGACGGGACGACGGTCGAGCACTGCCTGGTTCTCGACGAGCGAGACGGCCAGCCCGACTACCTCGAGGGCCGCGAGACGCCGACCTACACGGTCGAGCTGTCGGTCGAGATCCGCTGGGCCGAGTGAGATTCGCCCCGCTACGACGGCCATAAAATCGACCACGCCCGACACAGGAGCAGACCATGCCGATCTCCACACTGACCTCGCCAGGCCCGACGATTCCGTCCGGCGCGAAGACGATCTCCCTGAAGGACATCGAGACTTCCGGCGCGACCGCGAAGGAAGACGTGACGGTCCTCGGGGACTCGACGCGACAGTATGCGGCCCCTCCGCTGGTCGAAGGCGGGACGAACACCGCGACGAAGACGGTGTCCGTGTCGGGCAATCTCAAGAGCGACACCACGCTCGCGATCACGGCGGCCGCCACTACGACCGGCTGGATCTGCGAATCGTTCGAGAAGTCGTACGAGGTCGGTAAATACGCGACGTTTTCGGTCGAGTTCTCCTACTATCCGCCCGCGGCATAAGGAGCAGCAGACGTGCCAGATCCCGTAACGTTCACCAGCTCGCAGGGGTTCAACGCGTTCGGCGTTTCCGGCGCGACGAAGGTCTCCGTGAAGGTCTCGCGGAAGTCTGACGTGACGCCGCAGCTCGACGCCTCGACGCTGTCGATCGCTCACGGCGGGACTCGCGTCTACGAGAACGGCCTGACGGACAACGGGCAAAACTCAAACTCCGGCGCGATCGTGACGGTGACGATCGACGGCCTGGGGGCAACGAAGCCCACGAAGGGGACCACGATCACGGCCGAGGGGGTCACCTGTAAGTGCATGGACTCCACGAGCGACGACTCCGTGGGCGAGCTGAAGAAGTGGTCGGCGAACTACACCTCCGACTATGCGGCTTGACGTAAGGGAGGCCGGTCACGATGCCGACTCCTTCGTCGCAGGGATCAAGCTGTAGTTTCAACGGCCAAACTCTTGGCCGAATGACGCGGTTCCGGATCTCTCCAGGGGCCGCCGTGTTCGCCGAAAAGACGAACATCACGAGCGAGGTCGTCGGCTCCGGGGCGAACGCCCGGATCGTGAAAACCTACGACTGTGTCGCGATTGATCCGGGGACGGTCGAGGTCACACTTTACGGGTGCCCTCCTTACACGAACGCCCAGATCGGCTCCCGTGGGACCGTTTCGGTGTCGTTCGAAGGTGGGTCGCTGTCGAGACCGGCTTACCTCGAGACCTTCGATGTGACCGGCAGCGTCGGCGAGTTTCTCGTGGGCCAGGCCGTATTCAAACTGACAGGTGAGGGACAATGAGCCTCCTCGACAATATCTCCGAAACGCTCCTCGTGAATCCGCCCGGCTATAGCGAGCCGGTCTACTTCCGCTATCCGACGTTCGCCGAATGGCACGGCCTGGCGATGGCTCACAGGGACCTCGACGGCGGCGCTCCTCCGGCCGAGCTGATCGTGAAGACGCTCGCCACCTGCCTCTGCGACGCGAGCGGAAAGCCGCTCGGGTCCGAGGCGTCGAAGGTCATGCTCGCCAGCCATCGTCGCGTGATGTGGCTCTACAAGAAGGCCTGGGCGACGGTCCTCCTGTCCGACGACCAGGTCGTGGGAGAGATCGAAAAAAACTAAGAAGCCAGACGGGACGCGTCGAACGATTCGTTTACCGTCTGGCGGCCCACCTAGGGATCGGGAACGTCGAACAATGGAAACGCGAACTAACTCTCGACCAGCTCCACAAGTGGATCGCGTATTACCGCGTCGAGCCATTCGGCGAGGACTGGCTCCGGGAGGCACGGGCGACCATGTTCACGATCGCGGCTCTCGGTGCGAAGCCGGGGTCCGACTTCGTCGACGTGTTCCTTCCGAACTATGACCCCGACCGGGAGATGACCGAGGACGAGATCGCGGAGAAGCTGAAGGGCTGGACCAAGGAAGGAGGGTAGTGTGGCGTCGATCGGAAAAGTGTCGGCCGTATTCACCGCGTCCACGTCCGGACTCACGTCCGGAGTGAAGGCCGCCTCCTCGTCGTTTCGTAGCCTCCAGTCGGATACGAAGGGGCTAGAGTCTGCGATGAAGACCCTCGTCGCGGTGAACGTGACTCAGCTCTTCGCGTCTGTCGCCTCCGCGGCGATCTCAAGCGTGCGGAGTCTCGTCTCGTTCGGTCAGGCCCAGGCCGACATAGTCGACAACGCGAGCAAACTCGCCGCCCGGCTGGGCATGACCTACGGAGAGTTCGCAGGCCTATCGCTCGCGGCAGACCTGGCGGGTGTCTCCATGGACACGATCGGCAAGGCCTCACAGAAGGCCGAGATCGCGTTCGCGAAGGCGGCCGGCGGATCGAAGGTTGCGACGGCCGCCTTCGCCGGCCTCGGCCTATCGGTGGAGCAGTTGAACGCGATGTCGGCCGCCGATCGTTTCGACGCGATTGCCTCCTCGATCGCGGCCCTGCCGACCGAGGCCCAGCGGGCCGCCGCTGCCGTTCAAATCTTTGGCAAGGCTGGGGCCGAGCTGCTCCCGCTCTTCTCCGGCGGGGCTGAAGGGATCGCGGCCGCTCGCGAGCAGGCCGAGCGACTCGGGCTGACGCTAACGAACGCCCAGGGCCAGAACGTCGAGGCGATGAACGACTCGTTCACGATGGTCGCAAAGTCGATCGAGGGAGTCGTCCAGCAGGTCGTCGCGTACCTCGCCCCGGCGATCACTGCGATCTCCGAGCAGTTCACGACGCTGGTCGGAGACATCGGCGGAGCCAACATCGGCCAGGCGATCGGGGCGGGGATCCTACAGGGGGCAAGATTCCTGGCCGGGATCGGAGACTACCTGATCGAGAACTTCGGGTCGACGTTCTCTTACCTGTCGCAGGTCGGCCAGCAATGGGGAGACGTGGGCGACCTGATGAACCGGACGGCCTCCTTCCTGTCAGGCGTTTTCAACGGAGCCCAGGCCGGCCTCGGGATGATCGTCCTCGGATTTACTGGGGCCTTCGAGGGCCTCGCGACGGTGGCGAAGGAGATCGGCTCGTATCTCGGTTTCGATACGTCGACGCTCGACGCTGTCGTCGCCGGGGCCTCGGCATTCAATCAATCAATCTCGGACGGGATCACGACGAACGTCGAGCAGATGCAAGCCGGATTCAATGCCGCGTTCGCCGACAACGCTCCGAACGTCGGGCAGGCTATCGCCGGCCCTCTCGTGACCTCGCTCGACGCGTCGATCGCGGCAGCCGAGGCCGCGGCAAACTCCGTCGACGAGGCGTCTAGAACGCCCGTCGAGCTGAAGCAGACCGTCGTGGTCGACGTGGCCCAGGCGATCAAGGGTATCGACTCTCGGTCGACCGAAGGGATCACCGAGATGTTCCGGATCATGCGAGGCGGGGCCGGTGACGTGCAGGAGCAGCAGCTCTCCGTCCTCGAGGAGATCGCCGCCAACACGGGCGGCGAAGGCTTCACCGTCGTCGAGGACTTCTAATGGCTGTCGTCTCCTACCAGCGGATCCTCGACGGAGCCTCGCTCTCCGGCAAGTTCGGCGAGTCGCTCCAGGCGACCGAACGCTGGCAGGTCCGCGTCGACTCGCCGACGACGACCCGCCTCGAGATCCTTCAGACACTCGCCACCGGCGGGATCGTGTGGGGTGCCTCACACCCCGAGTTTTCCGCGCTGAAGGCGATGGAGTTCACGCTCGACGCCGAAGGCCGCGAGGGAATGCGGTGGATGTTCGCGGTCAAGTATTACGTCCCGCCCCCCTCGAAGACGCCCCAGGCCTCGGGGATCCCGAAGGACTCCTGGGAGAGAAGCGGCGGGACCGCGACCGTCCCGGTCTTCCGCGACACGAGCGGAGTCTCAATCACGAACGCGGCCGGCGATCCGCTCGAAGGCCTGGAGCGAGAGCGCGAGGAGGTCGCCTGGTCGCTCGTGAAGTGCTACGAGACGGACGCGGCCTTCGGGTCTGCCGCCAGTGCCTACGCCGGGAAGTTGAACAACGCGAGCTGGAGCAACTACCCCGAAAAAACGGTGAAGTGTTACCTGAAGAGCGCGAAGAAGGTCAGCGTCTCGAAGCTCGACGGAACGGAAGACGGGGCGACTCTCGACTACATCGAGGCCCACTGGGAGTTTCGGTACGACCCCGACACCTGGAAATGCAAGCCGTGGGACGTTGGCTTCATGGAGAAGGTCAGCGGCGAGCGGAAGACGATCACCGGCAACGACGGGAAGCCGGTGAAGCAACCGGTCGCCCTCAACAACGACGGCACGAAGAAATCCGTCGGCCAGAAGCCGACCGTGATCAACAACGGGGCCGGCGTCGACATCTACGAGACCGCTGACTTCACGACCGGCTTCGGGGCGCCGGTCTTCATCGCATGACCAAGCCAGTCGCATTCTCCGAGGACGGAGCCCGTCGCGTGATCGCGGCGACGAAGGCCCACGAGGCCGGGAATCGCGACATGCCGGGGATCCGGTTTCGCGATGTAGGGGGCGACACCGATGACTACTCGCTCCGGCTGTGTAAGACCTCGGCCGCGTTCAATAAGGGCACGGTGGCGACGCTGAACGTCTGGGAGAGCGGCACGCCACCGAACGAGACGCAAACGAGCGGAACGACGGTCGAGAATGTGGTGAACAAATACGCGAACATTGCCAGCGGGAAGTTCGTCTCGGTCGCGCTTCACGCGAACGGCCGCTGGTACGTTGTCGCTGCGGAGTGCTCGTAATGGTGTTTTTTCCTGGATGCCAGTGTTGCGCTACTTGTTTTTGCGGAACAATAATCAACTACATTGATATTGAAGTCGAAATAGATTCTGCGCGAGACGACTACCGATCACAGTTTACCTACACTAACGTCAACAAGGCTTCGCCAACATCTGATCCAGTAACCACCATTAGTAAATCGCAAGAATACAAGGTTGATGTCGGAAAGATTTCAAAAACAAAGTTTCGGCTTCTCCCCGCTGGAGTTTTTTACCTAGCAGCGCGGCCGTGGGGCAGTCTGTTTTCATACGAATCCAACGGAAGGTACATAAATGTCGGCTTTAGGGGTATTTTTCCAACGCAAAATCAGTGTGTTGGGAATGAGGTCTACGTTCAATTGCAATGGGTAAAACAGACCTTCGGCGGGGATGGTTATGTTCCTTTCGATTTCGCCGTTAGGTGTCAAAACGCTTATTCGCAATATGGAAACACTTACGAAAAGGATCGTTATCAAACTTGGTTTCGGCCGTTATCCTCAAACACTACC